AACTTTTAATCCTGGATATTGCACTATTGAATCTGCAATGCTAAAAGCATATGCAGGTGGCTCCGAAAGAATTGATGGAATGATCGGAAGATTTTCAATGCATCAATCTATGGGATCAGTTACCATTAGCGGTGAAATAGAAATGTTGGATGGTGTTGGTTTAATCAATAACCTGCCTATTCGTGGTGAAGAAGAATTAAGAATTAGATTAAAATGTCATGACTTACAAACTGAAATTGACTTAGTATGTCAGGTCGTTGAAATAACAGATGTGATTCAACAACCTGGTTCTGGTGATATGTATAGTTACATACTTAAATGGATTTCAAAATCTTCTTTTGAGGCAAGTAAATATAGTATCATAACTTCCTTCAGTGATAAGAAAGCTTCTTTTGCTGTTAATAAACTTTTTAAAGATTACTTTAAACCAGGATTAGAAAGTACAAGAAAATGGCAATTTGAAGAATCAGCTGGTAATATGAGAATTATTATTCCTGACTATACACCACATGAAGCAATGAAGTTTTTAGCTCGTAAAGCATTTTCAAATACTTCTAAATCATCGACATTTAGATTCTTTGAAACCATAAGTGGTTATTATTGGGTAACAGATGAATGGCTTTTAGCAGAAGCGCAAAAGTCAGAAATTAAACAATTAAAGTATTCTCCAATTGTTGATAGAAATCCATTAGATGGAGCCACTATTATTGAAACATTAGAATCATTTAATAATGCATCACATATAGCAACAATGAAAGATATGCATGAAGGTGCGTATAAAAATACAGTAATGGAAATTGATTTGGTAACACATAAGAAAAGAGTTTTCAATTACGACTATTTAGAAAATAAAGGTTCTTATAAAGGTATGCAAGGAAGGATTGGTGGAATTGTTGGAGGAAAACATTCTGACAAATTTATTAGTGATACATTTACTTTAGACAATGCACCTCAGTATGTTGTCTATAGAGATTGGAGTCCTGAAGGAAAACAAGTAATAGAAGGTCAAGTTAATCGCGAAGACCAACATATGACAGAGATTATTCAAAATAGAAGCGCATATCATTATCACTTAATGAATAATATGTGTACTGCTTCTATGAGAGGAAGAATAGATTTACAACCAGGTGAAGTAGTTAATCTTTCAATATTAGAACCTAATGCTGGATTGGAAGGCGAACAAAATAAAAGATTAAGCGGATACTATTTAATTTATGCAACGAAACATAATATCAATGGAACAAGTTTGGAAACAAATTTACAGCTTGTGAAGTTTGATTGGGAAACCGAAATATGATAAGTGGATCAGGTATTGGACAACCGCATTTCTTTATAGGAATTGTGGAAAATAATGTTGACGAATCTCGAGAAGGAAAGGTTCAAGTTCGTGCGTTCGGTATTCACGGTACACATTCTGATATTAAAACAAAAGATTTGCCTTGGGCATTATGTGCATCAGGTAATTACGATACCAATAATCCACCACCTCCATTAAATTCTTTTGTATATGGAATGTTTCTTGATGGAAGAAGTGCACAACATCCTTTAATACTTGGTTTAATTCCTGGAACATATAATAGTGAATTAGATCCTATAACTGATGGATATGGAGTTATTGCTGCTAAAGATGGTGATCTATTAGGTGGTTCTTATGCTCCTAGAAACTTTAATGCTGCAGGTGGTCCTGATAAATTAGCAACAGGTGAAAAATTATTAGAGACTTATTTGTTATCAATGGCAGCCAATCGAGTTCACGACCAAAAGATTGCCAATGAAGACGAAACATGGGCTGAACCAAGTCCTGCATACGCAGCAAAATATCCTTACAATAAAGTAATTAAAACAGCAAGACATTCAATTGAAATAGACGATTCTCCTGGTGCAGAAAGAATCATGATTCATCACAATAGTGGTGCATATATTCAAATAGATGCAAAAGGAACAGTTGCCGAAAAAGCAACAGCAGATCGTTATGAGATTAATATTGGAACAAAACATGAATCATCGGGTCACAGTGTCGTAACGATTAATGGTAATGCTCATGTATACGTAAAAGGAAATAAGACCGAAGAAATAGAAGGTGATTACAGAATGCTTGTTCACGGCAATGCCGAGTTTGGTGTTGGCGGACAAATGAATCTAAATGGTGGAGATCAAGTTCAAATAAGAGGCGGTGATGTTAAGTTAGAAGCCAATGCAGGTATTATGACTGTATTTGGTAAAAAAGAAATTCAGTTTGAAGCAAGAAACCAATTAAACTTTGTTTCTAGGAATATTAAAAATACTGCATTATCTACTTACGATGTATATTGTAATAAAGCAGTTAAGTTATCATCTCCTGGTGATATCCATTTAGCTGCCTCTAATATTGTTAACCTAGCAAGTGGTCTAATTCCTCCATCACCTCTTTCAGGAGCTGTAGGGACACCTGGTTGGAGTTTAACAACACCAATAATGGCAATAACATCAGCGTTCGGAAGCTTTAGTGGTATATGGAATGCAGGAACATTAAATGGTGGAATCATTACTGGAACTGTTGGAAACTTTACTGCAGCAAATATAACTGGATTGAACTCAACCGCTGCAGTGTTTGGAACAGCGTCGGCTGTCAATTTAAATGCTGCAGCATATGTCGGACCTGTCGGAAGTACACCTGCGGTTGTTCCTCCTCCTACTATTGCTATACCAACATTACCTGCATTAGTACCTGCTGCTGTAAGTACACCTATCGCAGCACCATTGCCTGGGTTTACTTCAGGTTGGGCTTATCCTACAGGAAACAGTCCAACATTCTTTGCCGAAGTATTATCAAATCCATTTGGTGCTCTTATTGCCGATTTCTTACCTGTAGGTTTAGGAGCTTGGGGTATGACTTTATCTAAGATGCCTGAACCACCTAGCAAGTCAACATCAATTGTTCCTAAAGGATATTTTGCGATGGGATATGCTTCAGGAGTTCTTTCACCATTAGATGATACTGCATCATCAGGAGGTATTGTATAATGGCTGAAGCGTGTATTGATAGAAATGACCAAACGGTCCAGAATAAATTAGCTCTTAGTCCAAATCCTGTCACTGATATGCAAGGAAGATATACTCTTGCGCAAATTGACGCAGTTGTTGAAGAGATTGCTCAAAGTATTGTAAATGAAGCAGAAACTAATCCTCTTTCTATTGCGGTAAACAAATACGGAAATGTTTTATATGAAGCAACTGATTATTTAAATGGATTATTAAGACAAAGAATTGGAGATCTTGATAGTTATCCTGATTTATCAGGTAGATGGCAAAGAGGTAATATTTCTAATTTAGAACTATCAGATTTTTTACAGAATTATAATTATACTCCTTCAGGATTCATGAATGAAAATGATGTTCCTCGACTTGCTCGTAATTTAGATTCATATTATAAAAATGATTTCAGTACAAGTATCCTAGGTGGATTCTGTGATAGGTTTGATTCTCTTTTTGCTTCAATTGATGCATTCTTTGATCTAATTGGAGAAGTTGAAGAAATCGTAACAAAGATCTTTGACTTTGTTGAAAAGGTAAGAACATACGATGGTATACAAGATCTTACTGTTGCTGGTTTAATAGAAAAACTAATTGATGAAATAAAGGAAAAGATTGAAGAAGTTATTGATAGAATCTTTACTGAAGTACAAGATATAATAGATAACTTTGATCCTGCGGCTATTACAGAAGATTTTGAAACTTTTGTAGATAAATCGGTTGTGAAAGGTATTATGACCGCAAGAGAACAAATGTGCGCATTCTTTACCGATGAGAATAAGAAAACAGTAAAAGATAAAGTAAAAGGATTAATTGATTACGCCGTAAGTTTGTTTGAATCACCAGGTATTGAAGAAATTCAATTCCTCATTGCTCGTGTTTGTGCACTTGCTGGAAATATTGAAGCATTAATTAAAGATATCAATTCTCCTCTTGATAATTACACATCAAGATATACTACAATTGTTAGCCGACTCAAAAGAATTTCCAGAATAAACGAATCCTCTGCTATACGAGCTGGAGCCATAAGGTATTCTCCAACAGATCGTCAAGAGGTAATAAATAGATTAGAGGGTAGATGGACTGAGACAGGTGGAAATGTAATCACCAATACAGGAGAACCACCTCAAAATATAGCTCCAATTACGGCTGCAGATTATAGAGATCTTCCAAGATGCGGAGCGGTATTTAGAGGTAGTGATACAAGCTTTGGAGTGGAAGGAGAATCCTTTGACGAAAAAGAAGGTGATGGAATTTATGCTTACACAAGAGTTGATCTTGATGTTAAAGTATATTTAAAAAGAGTACAACAAGAAATCGGTTCTAAACTTATTATTACAAATGGGTGGGTAAGTAAAGCCTATAACAAAAAGAAAGAATGGGCAGAAGATAATTCACACCTAAGTGGAATGGTAGTTGATATTAAAAAAGATGGATTCGATGCTGAAAGATTTATTGAATTGGCATTTGCGAACGGATTTAAATATGTTAAAGAATATGACGAATTCATTCATTTAGACTTAAGAGAAATACTATAATGGCAATAGCAGATTACATATCACCAAAGGCAAAGAAAGTAAATCTTTATACGGACTTTCATAAAGATCTTACTATAAGTCCAGTGTCAAAAGATATTGCTTTGCTAAAAGATGAAGATGCTGTTAAAGATTCAATTAAAAATCTTATTTTAACCGACCGCGGTGAAAGACCTATGCAACCATACTTAGGTGGAAGCATAAGAGATATGCTTTTTGAAAATCTTACGCCAGGTACACTTAAACTTATTAAAGATAGAGTAACATCTACAATTGAAACATATGAACCAAGAGCAGAGTTATTAGATGTATATGTTTCAGGAGATTTAGATAACGGTAATGTTGTTGTAAGAATTATGTTCTATATTAAAAACGAACAGCAACCGATTAACTTAGATGTTATATTAAAAAGGAATAGATAGAGATGGCAAATCCAAAAACACCGATTACCGAATTAGATTTCGCGGCAATTAAAGAACAGTTTAAAGTATATCTTCAAACACAAACTCAGTTTAAAGATTATAACTTTGAAGGTTCTAATATGTCAGCGTTGCTTGATGTACTTGCATTTAACAGTTATCAAAATAACTTTTATACAAACATGGCACTCAATGAAATGTTTCTTGATTCTGCCAATCTTAAAAACTCAATCGTTTCTCATGCAAAAGAATTAAACTATATTCCAAGATCACGTAAATCTGCAAAAGCAATTTTAAATTTGAGAATCGTAGACAATACCGAAACAGCATCTACAATTACAGTTCCACAATATTTTGCTCTATCTTCAAACTATCAAGGTGAAAGTTATAACTTCATTACCAATCAATCATACACAGCAAGAAGAACTGCTCCTGGTGTATATGAAGTACAAAATGTAGAATTCTTTGAAGGAGAAATATTATCAAGTTTCCAAAGAGAAGGATTTATTGTTGATGCCGACGGTGTATTAAGAGTATATTTAACAAACAACGAAGTAGATACCGATTCCATTGTTGTATATGTTGACGCCGAAGCAACCGATGATGCAAATGTATTCACAAGAGCAAATACTATTTTCGGTGTTAAGCCTGATGATAAAGTATTTTCTTTAGAACCATATCTCGATGATCGTTATTCAATTTACTTTGGTAAGAATCAGTTCGGTTTACAACCTGAAGAATTTGAAGATGTAAGAGTAAGATATAGAATCTGTTCAGGTGCAGAACCAAATGGAGCCGATACTTTTGGTTCAGGCACAATTGGAGATAATGCAACTGTATCAGCAACAACAGTTGTAGCAGCTGCAGGTGGTGCTGAAAGAGAATCAATGGAATCTATTCGATACTTTGCTCCTAAAGCATTACAGGTTCAAGAAAGAGCAGTCACAACAAAAGATTACGAAGTATTATTACAACAAGCATTCCCTGAAATTTCTGCGGTCTCTGCTTACGGTGGAGAACAACTTGACCCACCTCAATTTGGAAGAGTTGCGATTTCAGTTTTCTTAAATGATAATACAGAAATCATTTCTTCAACATTATCTAATTCTTATATTGCATATTTAAAAGAAAGAGCGCCATTAGGTATCGAACCTATATTCATTGCGACCGAATACTTATATGCTGATATGGTTGTGAATGTAACTTACAGTAAAAAGAATACAGAAAAATCTGCGTCAGATTTAGAAAAAATGGTTAGGGATGCAATTACAAAATATTCCGACGAAAATCTTGAAGGATTTAATAAAACTTTACGACTATCTAAACTGTCAGGTAAAATTGATGATTTAGATGTAGGTATTGAAAGTAATGAAATTTCAGTTGCTCCAATTATCGAGTATACTCCTCCATTAAACTTTAATACTAATCCTTCATTTAGATTTGAAACTGAACTTACGAAACCATATCCTTATAGAAGTGCAAATGGTTTCACAGATTATAAACCTGCGATTAAATCAACTACATTTGATGTTGATGGAACTTGTGTATTTTTACAAGATGATGGTAAAGGTAATATTATGACCATCACTGATGAGATTATTAATCCACAAATTATTAATCCAACCGCAGGAACAGTCGATTATGTTAAAGGAGAAGTTAAATTAACCAACTTTAAAGTCGAGAATTTTACTGGTTCAGCAATTAAGATTATGGCAAAAACTAAAGTTGATGATGTTAAAGCTCCACAAGGTAGAGTGTTTATTATAAGAGACGTTGATGTTAAAATTTATATGAATTTAGACGAAGCTACTAAAACTACAACATCATCTACAGGAACAACAACAGCATCTTATTAAGAGAGAAGAAACATGCCTCAGGGTGAAATAGAAAAAAATATATCGCTTTTTATTGAGCGTCAATTCCCTGCGATTTATCGGGAAGATGGTCCTGAGCTTGTTCAATTAGTTAAGGATTATTATAAATGGTCTGAAACTCAAGAAAATCAACATATCTATCAGCAAAGAAGATTTTTTGAAACTAAAGATATAGATACTACATTGGAGAGTATGATTATATTCTTCAAGAAAAAGTTTCTTGCCGATCTTCCACTTAAATCTGATATCATTAAATTCATTATTAAAAATATCCTTGACTTATATAGGTCAAAAGGTACTGCTCGTGGTATAGAATTATTCTTTGCCATTTTCTATCAAGAACATGAAATTGAAATTGTATATCCTTCTGAAAAGATGGCAAGAGTTTCAGACTCTGAATGGAAACAAGGTGTTTATTTACAAATGTTTCCAAACAATAATCAATTCTTTTCAAAGTCAGGAAAAGAATATTCATATTTCGATTTATTATCTCGTAACATTACAGGTGCTTTTTCCGGAGCAAAAGCATCAGTTCGTTCAGTTAACTTCTTTATCTTAAACGGTATTAAAACTGCTGTTGTATACCTTGATGGTATTAAAGGAAACTTTGAAAAGTTTGAAGATATCACAACAAAAATAAACGGTGAAGTTGTTGGCTTTGGTAAAGTAAATGGTTCATTATCTGGATTTATAGTTGACAGTGCTGCCAAAGGAATGACAGGAAGATCTGTTGGTGAGATCCTTGATGTTAGGCAAAAAGATGGAAATTCTGGTAAAGCAATCGTTACTGCATTATCTGATGAAAGCACAGGAAGAATTAATTATACTTTACTTGATGGCGGTTATGGTTATACTATTGACAACACAAGGTTATTGGTTTCTAATCAATCTCTTATTTTTAATAATGAAGATTTAAATTATATCGTTGGAGAAACAGTTGAAGATCAGGCTGGTAATTCTGGTACTGTGATCGGACAAAATGAAAGTTCTGCTGGATTTAAAATGGATTCAGGAGAAGCATTTACTATTGCTAGTATAATAACAACTGTAAGACCAAATGATGCACAAGGAAATCCTGTCCCACAATTTGTAATTACTGTAAATTCACAAGGTAATCAACTTACAGTTAAAAATGAATCTTCTCCAGGTTTATTATATCCTGACACAGCATCTACAGACGATGTAATAGTTACAGGATTAACCGATACATCAATCGCAAATGTTATAACCGATGTTATAACTCCACATTTATCAACAGTTTTAAATATTGCTGATTATGAAGTTAATGCTCCGTTCTCAGGTACCGCTTCTCCAGTTAATTTAAGTACTCCATTAGATGAAGCATTTGATATTCAATCTTTAACTATTGGTAGTATTACTGGATTTTCAAATATTAACCCAGGCGGTGATTATAAGAATGATGTATTCGCAATTGCTCAAGATTCTGTGTTTAAAAACTTTCAAAGAAAAAATCAAGTTATTCAATTTACTGATGCAGGAGACGCTGGTAGTTTTTCAATTGGAGATAGAATTCAAGGTGTAAGCACTGGCATTAAAGGTGTTGTTAAAAGTATTAATCAGGATGCAGGAAGTATCACCGTCACTCCATTTGATTATAATGGATTTGACGGAGAAGATATAAGATTTGAAGGTTCTCCAGAACCAACACTTGAAGTTTCTGCTGTAGAGACAGATTATTTAAATTCTCCAAACATGGGAGATAATGCTGTTATTGATGCTGAGACGGAATTTGCTGTAGGAAGAGTTTCAGAAGTAGCAATATTAGCTTCAGGATTTGGATATGTTGATTATGAAACAGACCCAGTTGACTTTGCGACAGGAAAAGGTGAATTAAGAGATGCAAATAATGATATCGTTAGTGTCGGATGGATTGAAGCAAAGAAACAAGGTGTTACATCAGGATATTGGGCAGGAGAAAATTCTCACTTAAGTGGTTTTAGAATACAGCCAGGACAAACAGCAAACACAACATTAGAATATTATGATTCAGGTTCAAGAATTCAAGATAGTGATTTTTATCAAGAGTATTCTTATCAAATTAAATCAACATTGCCGTTAGGAGAATACGAAAAATTATTAAAAGAAAATGTTCACCTAGCAGGTACAAAACTATTTGGTGACTTTACATTTAAAGCTTATGTTGGTTCAACAATGAAACCACGATTCTTAAGAATGTTCAATGATGATGGAACAGGTTCACCATTTGACCTAGCTGACATTACAGCATTAAGAGCCTCAGTCACTAATTATACAGCAGATAGTACTTATGTATCAGCGGATCATGAACCAGGAGGTGCTGGTGGATTAACACTAAGTACAAGTTCAGTAACTGATTTAACGATTACTAGAAATTGGAGTCAAGGCTTCCACGATTATGACGTGACAATACAAATGCCTACACAAGGTTCTGCTCCTTACCCAGTTGCTATTTTATTACATGAAAACGGTGGAACTGGTGCAGGAATGGTTTCTCAATTCGCCTCTTCATTACCAGGACATATATTAATCGGTGTTGATGGATTTACTAATTCATGGAATATTGCTAATGAAATATCAAAAGGTCCTGATATATCAGTATTAGACGAATTAATTGATATGTTAAAAATATATAATAATGTTGATGATACCAAGATTCGTATTATTGGTGAAGGCAACGGTGGTGCACTTGCATTAAGAGCCGCAATTGAACTTGGTGATACTTCTATTGATACAGTTATAAGTATGCTATCACAAGCCCACACAGAACAATACAGAAACAATAACTTCTATTATCCGTCTAATCATGAGCTTACAGGTGGAAGTAATACAAACTTAGGTTACGATTATATTAAATCACCAATACCTCAAAGAAAAATAGTTTGTATGAATGGTACTCAAGATTCAACAGTACCATACACAGGAGGTATTGTTTCAGGTGTAACATATATTTCAGCACAAGACAGTGTATTTAGATTTGCTCAAGCTCAAGGTTATTTAGGAAATCAAATCTTAGGCGGAGCAACTTATGGAACAAATAGTTTAATTGTTGACTATAACAATGTAATATTCTTAAAGGATGCTGTTGCACATACTGTATCAGCTGATATGCTTTATTTAGTTAATAAGTACCTTGAGAACAATTACGATATAACATATTAGGTATAAATAACAAAAACCAAAATTTTTAGGAAAGAATAGCAATGGCCAAGCAAATTATTAATATCGGTGCATCTGCAAATGACGGAACAGGTGATCCGGTAAGAAACGCATTCGATACAACAAACGATAACTTTAATGAGTTATACCTTGCTTTAGGCGGAGCATCGAGTGCAACAAATTTATTTGACACTAACGGTGCTTTTGACTTAGTCGGTAAACCTCATAAGATTACATTTTATTACGATACTGAAGCCGCATTACTTCAGGTAAACCCAGCAACTTATCATGGAGCAATAGGACATGCTCATGATACAGGAGCTTTATATTACGCTCACGGAAGTTGGAGAAAATTATTATCTGACACTTCAGGCGGTTCTATTACTAATTACACAGACCCACTTAACGCATTTGTATATTCGGCCAATATTACAAATAGTGAACAAGCAGGTTATGTTCTTGGTACAAGTGCAAACGGAAGCTATTCTTGGATAGCAGGTGGTGGTTCTTCGTTTACCACTACAGATGTTGACAATCATCTTAATTCAGGTTCAGCCCAAACTAATGAAGTGTTAAGTTGGGATGGTTCTGATTATGCTTGGGTATCTGCCGGCGGCGGCAGTAGTTATACTGATAGCGACGTCAATGCTCACTTGAATGTATCAGGTGCAGGAAGTAACGAAGTATTACAATGGAGCGGTTCAGATTATCAATGGGCTGCTTTACCAACTGGGTTTACAACAGGTGCTGTTGATGCTCACCTAAATACTGGTTCAGCTTCAGCAAGTCAATTATTAAGTTGGGATGGTTCTGATTATGCTTGGGTATCTGCAGGTGGTGGTAGTGGTTATACTGACAGTGATGTAAATGCTCACTTAAATACTTCTACTGCTTCTAGCGGAGAAGTTCTAAGTTGGGATGGTTCTGATTATGACTGGGTTACTGTTTCATCATACACAAATTCTAATGTAGACGCTCATATAAACACCAGCACTGCAGCTAATAATGAAGTACTAAGTTGGAATGGAACTGACTACGAGTGGGTAGCTCAAAGTGGCGGCGGAGGCGGCCTTCAAACAAGAACAACAAAATCTATCTCAACAAGTTCTATTTCTGATGGTGTAAAAGTTGATACAGCAATAGATGGATTCGCAAGTTTTGGTTTAATGAAGATTGAAACTTCTCATGCTGCTTGGGTAAGACTATATGTTGATACTGCTTCAAGAACGGCTGATGCTTCAAGATTAGAAACAACAGATCCTTCTCCTGATGCAGGTGTTATTGCTGAAGTAATTACAACAGGTGCTGAAACTATTAAGTTCGGTCCTGGTGTATTAGGTTGGTTAGATTCAGGAACATCTATTCCTGTTTCAATTACAAATAAATCCGGTGGCCAGGCCGCAATAACAGTCACATTAACTGTATTAGAATTAGAGGCTTAATTTAATGAAGGAATATATTGTCACTCTTCATAATAAAGAAGACCTAGAAGATTTCTATAATGATATGGAAACTCCTGGCGGTGACCTTTATATTCCTAATAGAGCAGTTGATTTAACATTAAGAAGAGCAATAAGTCGTAATACTTATTATATGTTAACTCCTGAAGAAGCGGAACAATTAAAAGAAGATCCGAGAGTGTGGGATGTTTCCCCAAAAGATTTAATAGATTTAATTGAATGGAAACCAACAGGTTATTCGGATTCAGGTAACTTTGTTAGAAATAGTAGTTCTTTCCCATCTTCTTCTGAAAAAAATTGGGGAATGTTAAGACATAATGTTACGAATAACATTGATGGAAATTGGGGCGCTGATAGTGTTTCTACTAAATCAGGATCATTCACAATTACGGCATCAGGAAAAAATGTTGATGTATTAATTGTTGATGGAAGTATTACAACTGCTGCAGCAAATCATCCTGAATTTGCAGTAAATCCAGATGGCAGCGGTGGAACAAGAGTTCAATTCTTTAATTGGTTCTCTCTTACAAATCAATTAGGATTTGGGTCGAATGGAAATTATGATTATACTACGGTAGGATCATCCTCTGATACTGCTCACGGGTGCCATGTTACTGGAACAGTCGCAGGTAATACCTTAGGTTGGGCAAGGGATGCAAATATTTACAGTTTAGAATTTTATTATTCAGGCGCCGTAAACTATGGTGGTGTTCTCACTCAGGACACAATGTGGGATTATATTCGTGAATGGCATAATACCAAACCAATTAATACAGCAACAGGTCGACGAAATCCTACAGTAAGCAATCATAGTTATGGTGGTACATATACAAAAGATTCATTAATTACAAATGGACCTTATGATAGCATAGGAGCAATGAATTTTAGAGGTACATTGTATAATCCTCTTGGCGATTTTAGTAGAGGTTTAAATGATGCTGAATTAGAAGAAAGAGGTATTAATGTACCAGGAAATGGTGATTGGGAAATTAGTGCATATTATACTTCTTTCATAGCCGACATTCAAGATGCAATAGCTGACGGGATTATTGTAGTATGTGCTTCAGGAAATCATTATCAAAAAGTAACTTTATCAGGCGATCAAGATTATAATAATATTGCTTATTTAGAACAAAGCGGATCCATTGTATCTGCATTTAATACACACAGACCTGGAATTAGTGGAGGCGGAGCTGTTCCAGAAAGTATTGTAGTAGGGAATCTTGATGACCAATCCAATGATAGAAAAAGAGCTTCTTCAGTTTGTGGTGGTGCAGTTGATATACATGCAGCAGGATCTGGTATTGTGAGTTCAGTATATGGAACAGGGAATGTACAAGATAGTAGGAATGGAAGTTTTTGGCTATCAAAATATACTGGGACAAGTATGGCATCTCCACAAGTAACAGGTGTATTGGCGTTATTTGCTGAAAGTAATCCAAACTTAGTTCAATCGGATGCAGTTGCTTTTCTTACGAATATGGCAACAATGAATCAGATGTATGATACAGCAACCGACGATTGTACTGACTTTGAAAGCTTACAAGGTGCACCAAACAAAATTTTATATTGGAAAAATCAAAGACCTGAAACAGGAATGAGTTTTCCAAAACAAAATGCAAAAGCAAGACCTACATCAGGTCGAGCCTGGCCTAGACCAAGAATGAGAGTTAGAGGTTAGTCCAGTGGTAATAAATAAACAAATATACTCAAGAGCGATAGTAAGATTATGGCAGAAATCCTAACAAATAATTTTAAAAGTGATGTAAACAAAACTTTCATCATTGATGCAAAAGCGAATGAAGATTATTATATGTTTGTTTCTTCTATCGGAACATTCAATCCGGTAGATTCTGCCGTCTCACAAAATGAATTTTTAGAAAATACATTATTTGCCAAGAAGATTAAAAACGAAGATATTAATTTTATGATTAGATATTATCCTTGGCAAAGAGGAACAGTATATACTCAATACGATGATGCAGTCGATTTAACAGGAACTAACTTTTATGCAGTAGTTGGTCCTAATGATAATGATACCGGTGACTACCGAATTTATAAATGTTTGGATAACAACAACGGCGGAACTGCAGAATCGCCTCCTACATTTGATAATGCTAACTTAAATCAAATTTATGAAACGGCAGACGGTTATGTGTGGAAGTATATGTATCGTCTCACTACATTACAATTCGAGGGGTATAATGCATTAGGTTATATACCAATTGATCCTTCAGCAACGATTGAACCAGCGGAGGTTTCAGGCGGTGGAATATCAGATATAGAAGTAACAAATGCTGCTTCTAATCAAGGATATCAACAAAAATATGCTGTATTAGATTTTATCTTTGGAAGAACTGGTGGAATAAATGTTCACGGAGAAGTTTCTGTTAGAGTAGATCCTCTTGATACAACTTGGTCTTCAATTGATAACTATTATGTAGGACAATATCTTTATATCACAAACCCAAGTTCAAGTGTAACAAATTTATTCAGAATAGATTATTACAAATATAATACATCAACAGGTAAAGCAGAAATTAGAGTTGGACCAGAATTGTCAAATCCTAATAGAGGAAATGTTGAAGGTGCAACACAAGCCAATCCAGTAGTTATTACATCAACCGATCACGGTCTTTCTCAAAGACAACCTATTCGTTTTAAAGATGTAGGCGGTATGACAGAACTAAACGATGATGATGGAGATGGAAATCCAGTTTATTATGTTGATGTTATAGATACAAACAATTTTAGTTTAAAAACAGATACTTCTTTATCATCAGGTCTAGACGGTTCAGGATTTGGAGCATTTACTTCAGGCGGAACTTGGGAAGCAGATAAAGACTTAGTTACAGCAGGTGTTAAGACACAAGGACCTGCAGATATTATACCAAGAATTGATATTAAAGGTGATGGAGTTGGTGCAGTTGCGATTCCTGTTATTGACGAAGATCGAATTGCATCTGTTACTGTTTTGAATGCAGGTTCAGGATATAATAATGTAATTGCAGAAGTTGTAGATCCAATTGTAGATTTTAATCCTGACGATGATAACTCAACGGATGTAAGAGCAGTCATAAGACCTATAATTGAACCTAAAGGCGGTCATGCATACAATCTTATTGATGAATTAAAATGTAAACACTTTTCAATGTATGCATATATTACAGCAGATGATAATACAAATATAGGTGATGTAAATACATATGGGTCATTAGGAATTGTAAGAACTCCGTCCTTTAGGGATGTTGGTGCAGGTACATGGAGAAGCGGTCAAGCAAACACTGCTTTAATTCCTGATATATTTGATAACAGAATAGCAATTACAACGGATGATTGGCAAAGTGTAACAGCAAACAGTATTGTGACTCAAGTAGATGGAAGTAATCAGATTACATTTACAGCACAAGTACATGAAATTGACGACACAGCAAACACAATTTATTTGGCTGAATACATGGGTCCATATCAAAATAATAAGCTTGTAGGTAACGGAGATACATCTTTTAACCCTAATCTTGATATTGTATCAGATACAGGTCAGAGAATCACAATAAATAATCCTGTAGACGATAATATTGTGTATTCAGATTATATACAAAGAACAGGTGAAGTATACTTCATGGAAGACTTCTTCCCATTAGCAAGAACAGACCTATCAAGAGAAGAATTTAAGTTTGTATTGGAATTTTAAGGAAC